TGCACAAAGGCGGCAAGACCAACGAAGACATGCTGAAAATGGGTCGTGGTATGGCTAAAGTTGCCGATCAAAAATCCGGTACGAAAGGTTAATCATGGCCACCAAGATCAACAACAAACCTGCCACTGCGTACGCAAAGCCACACACCATGTCTGGCAAAGCCGTTGGTATTGAATCCAACCCCGGCAAAGAACCCAATCGCAGCAAAGCCGACACGTTGGACATGAGCGTTGGCAACATCAGCAAGTCTGCTGGTAGCGAAACCGTTAAGACATCCGGCATCAAAATGCGCGGTACTGGCGCGGCTACTAAAGGCTTGATGTCTAGAGGCCCGATGGCATGAATTACAGCCAGCTTGTAACGGCAATTCAGTCGTACACGGAGAACCAGTTTCCCGATGTATACCTTGCTGATGGATCGACTGAGGACTCAACTACTCAGATCAACCGATTCATCGAGCAGGCTGAACAACGCATTTACAACTCGGTTCAATTCCCATCTATCCGCAAAAATGTCACAGGAACAGCAACAACGGGCAACAAATATTTGTCGTGCCCAGATGATTTTCTCTCTGTGTATTCAATGGCTGTTATTGATGCAACTGGCGCTTATGAGTATTTGTTGAACAAGGATGTCAACTTTATTCGGCAAGCCTACCCATCTCCGACAGACACAGCACAGCCAAAATACTATGCGTTGTTTGGCCCAACAGTAAGCGGGACGACAATATCCAATGAGTTGTCCTTTATTCTTGGCCCAACGCCAGATGCAAACTACACAGTTGAGTTGCACTATTACTACTACCCTGAGTCAATCACCACAGCCACAACAACATGGTTGGGTGACAATTTTGATACCGTGCTTTTGTACGGCTGTTTGGTTGAGGCATACACGTTCATGAAAGGTGAAGTGGACATCATCACTGGGTACGATGCCAAATACAAAGAGGCGCTTGCGTTGGCAATACGTCTGGGTGATGGCATGGAGCGCAGCGATGCGTACCGCAACGGCCAGTACAGAGTAGCTCCGTTACCTCAAAACAATGGGGTTAAATAATGGCTTTCACTGGCAACTGGGCTTGCAACACTTTCAAAACAGGGCTGATGAACGGCACGTTCAACTTTACGTCTGGCACGTTCTACATGGCGCTGTACACCAATGCAGCCACGCTTGATGCCACTACCACGGCTTATACGTCTACGGGCGAAGTTGTGGCTACAGGGTACACGGCTGGCGGCCTTGCTCTCACGATTGCGCAGGTTCCGACTGTAGGCAACTCAGGCAACACAGCATATATTTCATTCAGCAACGCTGTTTGGAATGCCGCCTTGACTGCTCGCGGCGCACTGATCTACAAGGCAGGCAGTAATGGCGCAGTTTGTGTGTTGGATTTTGGTGCAGACAAGACTTCAACCAACACGTTCACCGTGCAGTTCCCCGCAATCACAAACACTTCAGCAATCATAAGGATCGCGTAATGGCAATCGTAACCACAACCAAAGGCGACATGGATGATTCTTTGCTTGAAAAGCGGGAAGGCACAGTCGATAATGACAATGAACTCACCACATGGGTTGAGTACTGGCTAGAAGGTGAACTTGTTCACCGTTCTGCCCATGTAACCCTGAAGAAAATGCCCGTCTTTGCTGGCGGCGAAACAGCATCAATCGGCTAAAGGAGAACTAAAGTGGCAAATACCCAGTCAATGTGTACTTCTTTCATGAGTGAACTGATGCTCGGTCAGCACCAGCTTGGTACTTCAACTATTGTGTCTCGCGGTAGCTTGACTTCGCCAACTACAGATACCGTCAAGGCGGCTTTGTATTTGGTGTCTGCGACCATCAATGCTGGCACTACTGCATACGCAGCAACAGGTGAAGTGACAGGTACAAATTACTCCGCCGGAGGCGTAACAGTAACGAACGCTACGGCTCCAACTTCAACCAACAGTTCTTCAACTGCTGGCGTGGCGTACTGGACTCCTTCGGCTTCAATCGTTTACACAACAGTAACGTTGGCAACGGCCTTTGATACTGTTTTGCTGTACAACTCAACGCAGAGCAACAAGGCTATCAGTGTCCACACGTTTGGTTCTCAGACCATTACGGCGGGTACTTTTACGCTGACAATGCCTTCAAACTCGACAACCACAGCATTGCTGCGTCTGGCTACAACTTAAGCGGAGGCGGCGCAGGCCGTAGACCATGTTTGGTATATCCGCATACGCCCAGTCACCATACGCTGCATTAGGTGCGCAAGACATTGTTCTGGCCCTGACGGGTGTATCTGCGACTGGCAATGTTGGGTTGGTTACTGGTGGGCAGACAATAACCGGGGTAGCTGCTGCCGGTTCTGTTGGTACGGTTACCAATGGCGGCGTAGTTGTTGCGCTGACAGGGGTATTGGCTTCTGGGCTTGCCGGAACAGTCGTTTACACCAAGCTTGAGCCTGAGACTGGGGATTTGGCAGTTGGCAGTGTTGGCACGGTAATACCGGCAATCTCTGTTGCTTTGACAGGCGTTGTGGCATCTGGCCTAGTTGGAACGGTAGTTCGGGGCGAGACACAGGTTGGTATTACCGGAGATGCAGCGACTGGTTTGGTTGGCGCTGTTGGCCTGACAAAATCTTTTGCTTTGTCTGGAGTTCAGGCCGTAGGATCGGTTGGTAATGTTTTTGCTCTGTATTGGAAGCTGATTGACGACAGTCAGGATGCCAACTGGCAGAACATCACGGATTCACAGACGCCGGGCTGGGCATTGATTAGTGACAGCCAGACCGCAAACTGGCAAAATACGGGAACTTCCCAGACTCCCGGCTGGACAAAGATTGACGACTCACAAGATGCTGGCTGGGAATTGATTGAATCGTCGTCATAAAGGAAGACAATGAGTTTTGTTCTTGCAGATCGTGTAAAAGAAACTACCACCACAACTGGTACGGGAACAGTGACGCTGCTCGGAGCATCAACCGGATTTCAGTCTTTCTCTGCAATCGGTAACGGCAACACTACCTACTACACCATCGCTGGTCAGACTGGATCGGAGTGGGAAGTCGGTATTGGCACATATACTTCTGCCGGTACAACGCTTGCCAGAACCACAGTCATCTCATCCAGCAACGCAGGTTCACTAGTCAACTTCAGCGCAGGTACAAAAGATGTGTTTGTCACTTACCCCGCAGAGTACACAGCCAATGCTGTGGGCGGTGGTATTGGCGCTGTTCTTTTAAACGCAAGCACCGCGACTGTCAGCGGAACCATAGCTTCAGGGCAGAACGGCTTCTCTGTTGGCCCGTTGACAATCAACAGCGGCGTTTCTCTTACAGTCGCTTCTGGACAAAGGCATGTCATCATATGAGTACGATTGCAGCATCAACAACAACCACAACCGCATACACGGTTACTGCGGATACAACAGGCGCACTTGTTCTTCAGACAGGTGCAACACCTACGACTGCGGTCACAATAAGTTCTGCCCAAGTTGTTACGTTGGCTAATGCCTTGCCAGTTGCCTCTGGTGGTACAGGACTGACTACCATACCCCATACAGTTCAAGTATTCACTTCTGGTTCTGGCACTTACACAACCCCCGCAAACTGTAAAGCTATTTGGGTTCGTTTGGTTGGCGGTGGTAGTTCCGGTGCAACATATCTTGCTGATAATGCTACTGGGGGCAATACAACTTTTAGCACTTTAACTGCAAGTGCAGCATCTGCTGGTACTGGTGGACGGGCTGGCGCAGGAGGCACTGCATCAGGCGGAGACATAAATATCTCAGGTTCTGCTGGTGGCTCTGGCACGGCTTCTGGGACTACTGCCGCAGCAGGAAATGGCGGTAGCAGCTTTTTTGGCGGCGGTGGAATTGGTGGTATACCGGGGGGCGCAGGATCAGATGCTGGAACAAATTCTGGTTCAGGTGGCGGCGGCGGTGCGGTTTCTAATACTACAGGACGGGCAGGCGGTTCTGCTGGCGGCTATTGCGAAAAACTAATCAATTCTCCCGCAGCTACATATTCCTATGCTGTTGGGGCTGGCGGCACTGCGCCTACAAATGCTGGTGCTGGCGGTGCGGGGCTTATTATTGTCATGGAGTTCTATGTATGAAATACGCAATTGTTAAAGATGGTATGGTTGTTAATGTCATTGAGTATGAGGAGCAACCCACAGCGCCTCCCCCCGGTTTTGAAGAGGGGCATACTGCCGTCCAAGCAGACGCAGTAAGTATTGGCTGGACTTATGCAAATGGCACATTTACAGACCCTAACCCGCCTGAAATTGTTCAAATGCCTCCTATGCCAACATTGACCGACATGATTCTTGCTGACCCTACTGAGTTGGCAAAACTTAAACAGGCACTGGGTATAGCATGACTATTGTCCTAAACGGCACAACAGGTATCACCACACCTACTACTAGTACAACTGAAGAGTTTGTTACGTCTGTTACAGGCTTCAAGAACCGCATCATCAATGGTGCGATGGTGATTGACCAGAGGAATGCGGGTGCAAGTGTTACTGTAACAACAGCTCAAATTTATCCTGTAGATAGATTTTTTGGGCAAGGTTCAATAACAAGTAAATTTACTGCTCAACAAAGTTCAACTGCGCCAACTGGTTTTAATAACTCATTGTTATTGACTTCTTCTGCGGCAACTACACCCAGTGCTTCTGATTATTATTACGTTGCTCAAGTTATTGAAGGCTACAACAGTGCCGATTTAGGGTTTGGAACTGCAAGTGCGTCAACTGTTACTTTATCGTTTTGGGTGCGTAGTTCTCTGACTGGAACTTTTAGTGGCGCACTTTTAAATAGTGCGGCTAATAGAAGTTATGCTTTTACATACACAATCAGTTCAGCCAACACATGGGAACAAAAATCTGTAACCATTGCTGGTGATACAAGTGGCACATGGTTGACAACCAATGGAATCGGAATTACTGTTAGATTTGCTTTAGGTGCTGGTTCTTCATTTTTACAGTCTGCTAGTTCATGGAGTACAGGAAATGTGGTTGGTGCAACAGGCACAACACAATGGATTTCAACATCAGGCGCAACTTTCTACATCACAGGCGTACAGCTAGAAAAAGGCTCAACAGCGACTAGCTTTGATTACCGACCTTATGGTACTGAGTTGCAATTGTGTCAGAGATATTTTATTGGATTGCAAACTGTTGCATCGCCAAACATTGAGTTGGTTATTGCAGGAGCTATGACGGGGGCGACTAATTGGACTACATGGATGCCATATCCAATGAGAGCCGCGCCAACAGCAACTTTATCTACAACAAATTCCATCAGACAAGCAGGCGGCACTTATAACGTAACAACGTGGTCAACGGCGGTGTATGGGACATACCCACAAGGCTTTTATCTTTCTGCTTTAGTTGCTACATCATTGACGGCAAACGCTTCGGCTCACTTCTATGCTTTCCAATCAATAAATAATTTTTCTGCGGAGCTATAAATGTACAAATTATGTAATGGCATAAACCCAGACAATCAACTTGTGCTTAGAGCAATTAAGCGATTGGAGGATGGCGCATTTATTCCATTCGACCCAGCCAACACAGACTACCAAGCTTACCTTGCATGGCTTGCGCTTGGCAACCAACCACTTCCAGCAGATGAGGTAACAAATGGCTAGTACTATCCTCAGCGATAACGGCGTTTCATCTGGCAGTGCAGGAATTAAATCAACTGCCGACAGCACAGGTGCGTTGGCTTTACAGACAACTACGGCGGGTGGTGCGGCTACGACTGCAATGACAATCGACACAAGTCAGAATGTGGGTATTGGTACTACTTCGCCTGAAGCAAATGCAAAAATGACTGTGTTTGGAAATGGAATTGCTATTAGTACAAATAGCGCATCAGTAAGTGCATCTGGATATGATTTAAAAATACGCAGTTCAACATCTCTTATTGGTATTCATACAGACAGCAACAGCGGAGTACCAACATTAGAATTTGGTAATGGCGGTTCAGGATATTGCACCATAAAAGGAACTGCCGCAGTTCCAATGACGTTCCAGACAAACAGCACAGAACGTATGCGTATCGACTCAAGCGGTACGGTGATGGTTAATTCATCCTCACAAGTTGATTTTTCAAAATTTCAAGTAGTTGGCGCAACAGCATCAAACAATCTCGTTGTTCTCCAAGATACTGGAACAACTTATGGAACGTCACAGTTTTATCAAAAGTTTCTTAATAGCTCTGCGGCAGTAGCTGGCTCAATTCAACATACAGCAGTGACAACTGTTGCATATTCAACAACGTCAGATGGACGATTGAAAGAAGACAAGGGTATTGCCACCGATATGTCAGTGATTGACAACACAGTTATTCATGATTTCGTGTGGAAACTTGACGGGCTTGTTGATCGAGGCATTTTTGCTCAAGAAGCACATTTGGTTAAGCCCACCGCTATCTCAGTAGGCAATGACGAATTGACTGAAGATGGAAACTTGAGAAATCCTTGGGGCGTAGACTATTCAAAGTATGTTCCAGAACTGATTGTTTATTGTCAACAATTGAAGAAAATAACTCAAGAACAACAAGCCCTCATCACAGCCCTGACAGCACGAATTGAAACATTGGAGAATAAAACATGAGCAGTACATATTCATCAAGCCTGCGGATCGAACTGATCGGTTCAGGCGACCAAGCCGGTGCGTGGGGCGCAACAACGGACAGCAATCTGGCTTACGTTCTGGACACATCCATAGCGGGATACCAAGCCGTACCAATCACCTCCACAAGCCAAGCCCTGACTTACGTCAACGGGCCATCGTCTACCGCCAACCTGAACCAAGCGGTGTACGCCATGCTGGGCTTTACTGGGGCATCTGCAAATTCCAGCGTCTATGCGCCGCCTGCTTCCAAACAGTACATCCTGTGGAACAACACCAGCTACACCATCACAATCTACAACTCCACAGTCATTGGTAATACAACCGCAGCCGGTACAGGAGTGACGCTTGCTGCTGGCGACAAGATCATGGTCTGGTCTGATGCCACAAACTTCTACGAACTCAAAGCGCAGAATTTAACTGCCACGCTGCCTATCAGCAAAGGCGGTACAGGCCAGACAACCCAGCAAGCGGCTATCAATGCCTTGGCTGGTACACAGACAAACAACCGGGTACTTCGCTCAGATGGCACAAACACTACGTTGTCACAAGTTGTATTGACTACAGACGTTACAGGCACACTGCCTGTTGCCAATGGCGGCACAGGTGTTACAGCATCCACAGGATCAGGCAGCAATGTTTTATCAGCTTCACCTTCTTTGACTGGCACTGTTGGACTTGGTACAAACTGGTCTGTCACAGAAACTGCCGGTGTGTTGTACTTTGCTTATAGCGGAACAAACAAAGCCAAGATTGATTCATCTGGAAACTTAACTGTGGTTGGCAACGTAACCGCATACGGCACAGTCTAAGGAGGCCGCATGACATTACCAGTATCAGGCCCAATTTCATTTAACGCGATCAACGTAGAGTTAGGATCGGCTGGTACGGCTACGGCATCTCTTGGACAAGCCACATACAGAGCATTGGCTGTTGTGCCATCAGGCGCTATCTCGCTTTCAGACTTTTACGGCAAGACGTACCAGTTCTTTTTCACAATCACTTCAGACCAAACTAACGCTAACTTGGCTTCTTTGGCAACTGCTGCTGGATGGGATAGTGCAGCACAACTCATTGCCACAATCGGTTCTGGTGTGGTTATCTCTTCCAACAGCACAAGCACCCCTGCGCTCACAGTCAGTGGCACATTTGTCAACGGCGTTCAGCTCATAAACAATGGGTACATCGTTGGCATGGGAGGTGCTGGAGGTCGTGGTTTAAATTCCAATACCACAGGCGGTACAGCAGGCTCTGCTGGCGGCACGGCTTTGAGCGTTTCTTCAACCATATCCATAAATAATGCAGGAACCATTGGTGGTGGCGGTGGCGGTGGTGGCGGTGGCGGAAGTTATTCGCCTGATTTAGGCGGTGGCGGTGGCGGCGGTGGTCAAACAGGAAGAACTTCGTCAGGCGCTGGTGGTGCAGGAACTACGACAGGATCACAAATAAGCAGAGGAAGTTCTGCCGGTTCTACCGGATCATTTTCTGGAGCAGGCGCAGGCGGTCAAGGCGCTGCATACCCCGACCCAAAACATCATGCAGGAGCTGGTGGCACAGGCGGAAGCTGGGGTACGGCGGGCGCAACAGGCGATCCGGGTATAGATGAGTTTGGGCATATACAGCAAACCGGTACAGCAGGTGGCGCAGCAGGCGCAGCAGTGACTGGTAATTCAAACATTACTTGGATTGCCACTGGTACTCGGTACGGTTCAATATCTTGATGGAGCTGTAAATTGATCCAATCTCCCTCCTCTTTGCTGCAAATGCTTGTGTCGCCGCCATCAAAGAAGGCTGTGAGCTTTACAAACAAGCAAAGACCTCTTTCATGGAGGTTAAGGCTACAGTTGACGAAGCTATCGGAGTTGGAAGAGAAATCTATGGTTTCTGGGGGAAGCTTGCAAAACTCTTTGGCGGTTCGCCAACTCCAGTCGCGCCCAAGCCTGTGGCGAAAAAGAAAGACAAATATGTCGCTGTTGACGAGACGCAGGTCATGGTTGGAGTTGTCAAGAGTCTTACAGAATTCTTCAAAATCCAAGAACAGTTAGCAGCGCACATTCGGGAGGAAGAGGAGAAATCCAGAAACGTCTTTAATCCAGACCAGAACCAAATGGAAGCCGCATTGAAGCGGGTGATGGCAATGGATCAGATGGCGGCTCTGGAAGTGACGATCAGGGAAACGATGGTGTACCAGTCTCCGCCTGAGTTGGGCGCTTTGTACAGCAAGGTGTTTGAAATGCGAGAGATCATTGGACAAGAACAGGAACAGGCAAGACTGAAACAAGAAGCGCAGCAGAGGTATAAGCAGTGGCAACGGCGGGAAAAGCAAAGAAGCTTCCAAGCAAAGTCAGCGTACCTGATCGTGACTTCTATGTTCCTGTTGTACCTTTGGATATGGCTCCTCCTACTGAATCGGTGGGGGAAGACGTGATGGGCTGGGTTGCTGCTTTGGTTTTGGTTGGGCTTATGTTGCCGCTTCTTGGAATGTTGTATCTGGATATTCTGGAAGCCAAGCATGAAGTCAAAGAGCAGGTACAGAAAGTTGAAAAACTCAGGCGAGAGCTTGAACAGAAAGAACGGGAAAAATAATGTTACCTTTAATTGCATCACTTCTTGGCACACTTGCCGAAAACGGGCTGGGATTGCTGTCGTCTGCTATTCAAGCCAAAGGCAAGGAGGTCGTTGAGAACACGCTTGGCGTAAAGATTCCTGACAATCCAACACCTGAAGACGTCGCCAAGCTGCGCCAGCTTCAGTTTGACCACGAAGAAAAACTCCTTGAACTAGGTATTGAAAAAGCCAAGCTGGAATTGGCTGAGATGGATTTACTGGCAAAAGCCGCCCAGAACGATGCTGACAACATCACAGACCGTTGGCAAGCAGACATGGCATCTGACTCTTGGCTGTCCAAAAATATCCGGCCTATGAGTTTAATTGCCATTTTCTGTGGGTATTTCCTATTTGCCATGATGTCGGCCTTTGGTTTAAACGCCAATGAGTCTTACGTTTCCTTGCTTGGTCAGTGGGGAATGTTGATAATGGGCGCATACTTCGGTGGCAGAACCATTGAAAAGCTGGCTGAACTGAAAGGCAAAAAATGAGTTTATCTGACGAACAAGCCGCATTCCTGCTGGATGCTTGCAAACTCATCACCTATGCCACGGAGCAGGGCTTTAAAGTTACCGGCGGTGAACTTGCCCGTACACCTGAGCAGCAAGCCATTTACTTTAAGACAGGTCGCTCAAAGACTATGAAGTCCATTCACCTAAAGCGATGCGCCATAGACTTGAACTTTTTCAAGGATGGGAAGATAATCTGGGACAAGGCAACCATTGCTCCTTTAGGCGCATACTGGGAGTCATTGAATGTTAAAAACCGCTGGGGCGGAAACTTTTCCAACCTTGTAGACTGCCCTCACTTTGAGCGTAACGTAGGTTAAAAATGCCAATCCAAAAACTCGCCCTTCGTGCCGGTGTAAATAGAGAAAGCACCTCTTACGCCAATGAGGGCGGGTACTATGCGTCCAACAAAATCCGTTTCCGTTCTGGGCAGGCGGAAAAGATC